AATTAAAGGAAAATGAAATAATAATAAAATTTATACTGGAGAATATGAAATGTCTTATAGATTGAAAGTAGAGGAAAGAGATTTATCAGGTTTTGTTGTACCAATTAACAATCAAGTCGGAGCTATGGTAGTTAAGTCAAGAAAAGGAAATAAAACGCCGACGCTTTGTCAAAATGAAAGCGAAGTAGTTAGACTTTTAGGAAATCCTAACTCAGACAACTTTGGAGTATTTGAGGCCATAGAATACGCTTTCGCAGGAAATCCTATATGGGTTACTTGTGCTTTGGGAACAGGATACCGATACGCTGGAGTAGATGTAAAAACTACTTCCGTTGAAACTTTCGGAACTAGAACGGGAAGAGTTTATGATACCTTTACTGACAATTCTTACTCCACTACTTTAAAGAATTTGACTTATACTGACCTAACTAAGGGTAACGGTATAACAAAAACTTTTAGCGGAACAATAAATACTTCTGGAGTAACCTTTCCGATTATAGGAACTTCGGTTCAATTAAAGGTAGGTTCTAATACTTACGCCGTAACTATAAATACAGGAACAAACGCTATTACCAGTTCTGTTTTAACGGGAGTAAATACTTTTAACGTTGCGGACGGTACTTATAATATAACTTTCTCTGGGGCTTCTGGAACTTTGTCTAGTTATACTAGCAACGTTGACGTTAGTTCAGGGGTTAATTTAGATCCTGAATCAGATGCTCAAAATAAAGGAATTGATCTTACAATAGACGGGGTTCTATATAAAAATATTAGTTTTGGATACAGTTCTTCTACGACTAGGGCTTCTATAATTTCCGCTATTAATACTGCTGTTGGTCAAACGGTAGCTTACGTTTCAGGAAATTTTATTCAAATTAAAGGTCTATACGCCGATACTACTTTGGGTCAAGTTAAAATTGCTCCAGCTTCTAATTTAGGAAGTGCTATAAGATTAGTTTTCGATTCTACTGCAACAAACGACTCTGTCCTTTCAGGAAGTACTGCGATAAGCCCGACGGGTTATATTCCACAAGCTAAAGATTCTATTGTTTGGGATTTTAATTTTAATAAAGATATTAAGTCTGAAACTTGTTTCTCAATTTTTACTACATCCCCTTTCGATGATTTAGTAGAGAAATATTCTGTAACAGTAAACAAAGTAGCTAACGCCGATAAGCAATATAGAATTATTCTTTATTTAGATAGTTCTACTGGCGGTTCTTCAATAGTAGGTGATTATACTTTTTCTCTCGATAAACAAAAGTTGAATGGGAAGTCTATCTATTATGAAGATATTTTTGATAACGACCCATATATAACTATCTATGTAAATTCTAGTTACGCTGGAGTTTGTAATCCTGTTTCAAATACTCCTGTTTATTTAACTGGAGGAAATAGAGGAAGCGAACCTTTGTCTTCTGATTATGTAGAAGCTTGGAATCGTTTTAGAAAAAGAAATCTATACCCTATAAAAACTTTTATGGATGTTTATGGAACTTCGGCTTCGACTCTTGCAAATTTAATAGATCAATATCACCCTTACGCTTTCGGAATAACTTGCGTACCTTACGGATATAATGTTGATGCTGCAGTTCAGTTTAGAACTGACTTAGGATTAGATTTCGACGGTTTAGCCTTATACACTAACTGGATGAAAATATCGGATACCTATAATAATACTTTCGCTTGGACTTCGGGAGTAGGTAAAATGGGAGTTAAGTACGGTCAGATGGGAGACTTTTTTGACGGACTGGCCCCTGCGGGTACAGATGAAAACGGAATCGGGGGCCAAATAAACGGTCTTAGATTTACGATTATAGAACTTGAAAGAGACTATACCGACTACGAACTTCAAGTTTTAGATGAGGCTCAAATTAATCCTATAATTAAAGATAGCGTTATGGTAATGGCCTACGGGGATAAGACTCTTCAAGTAGCAACTACCGATACTTCTTTCATTCCTCATAGACGTTTACTAAACTACATAACGGACAATATTTCAACTAAAATCTTAAAGCAACAAATCTTTAAGTTGAACGATAGCTTTCATAGATTAGTTGCTAAGACTCAATCGGATATTTTAATAGCCCCTATCTTCAACTTAAATCTATTAAGAGATTTTTTAGTTGTATGCGATGAGAGTAATAATACTGACGCTGTTCTTTCACAGAGAAAGTTTATACTAGACGTTTATGTTAAAGTAACTCCCTTTTCTGAATTTGTTCAATTAAGAATTACTAGATTGCCTCAAAACGCAATTATAGCTGAGTATATAGGAGGATAATGTTATGGCTTTACAATATATGACAGATTTATCGGTCGGGAACGACCAAATGGCTAATCAGTTTCAGGCTAGGTTTGTTAACGTTCCTCCAACGACTAGTCAATCGACTAGTCAACTTACTCTAAGAGTAAAAGGGTCAATTGAACCTCCCGATAATCAAATTGCTACTTACGACGTAGAATATCAGGGAGTAAAGTATTCTATGTTATCAGCTAAAGACGATACGGATAAAACAATAACTATTACCTTTCGACTAGACGCTGATTGGGGTACCTACGATATTTTGAAAAACTGGATGACCTATACTTTTAATTATAGTAAAGGGAGTTCTAGTGGAAGTTTTTCAAATAAAGCCACTACTCAAACAGTAATGTATATAGACGCTTTTAAAGGCAATAAAGTTAATTCTAGTAGTATTAAATATGATAACGTTAGAATAACAAGTTTGAAAATAAATTCTTTTGATCAAACAAGTAATGAACCTTCCGAGTTAGAATGCGTATTTATTTACGAAGCGGTTAGCGTAATATCGGATGCTGCGGCTACAGCTATCGGTACTGACAGCGTTATTGCTAGTTCTTAATAAAAATATAAGGAGACTATTATGGCTTTAAATTATCTATCATCTTTGAGCGTTGCTGATGACCAAATGGCCAATCAGTTTGAAATCGAGTTTGCTTCAGTTCCTGTTTATTCTGGAGACGCTTCTGCAAAGGCTACTACAACAGATTTAAAATTTAGAATGGATAGGTCGATAGATATTCCCGAAGCGAAAGTAGCAACTTATGATATTGAATATCGTGGTATGAAAAGTCCAATGATTGCTCAGAAAGAAGACTTTGATAAATCGGTAACTTTAAATTTTAGATTAGATGAAAATTGGAAAATTTATAACGCTTTACAGTCTTGGTATAAGACAGCCTTTGACCCAAATAGCGGTATTAGAGGGGGAGTTTCAGATTATTCAGTAACTATGACTTTTAAGGCTTATGCAGGAAGTAGCTTAAAAAAATCCGTTACCTTTAACGACGTAAGAATTAAGAGTTTAAAGTTAGAAACTTTCGACCACGGTTCAAGCGATCCAAGTAGAGTTGAATGCGCATTTATATATAGTTACAGTACTTTCGGACAAGTATAAGTGAGTTTATCTTATTTAGATAAGTTAGCTAGGGTTGGAGCGGTCGATGACCAGATGTCTAACCAATTTGAAATTTATTTCTTAGGAACGCCTGTATTAAATATTGAAGAAATGTCTCTTAGGATGGATAGGTCAATTGATATTCCTAAAAGGTCGGTCGCTAAATCAGAAATAAATTATCAAGGCGTAAAGATACCTAAACTTACCTCAAATGAAGAAACTGATAAAACTATAACGTTAAATTTTAGATTAGACCAAAATTGGATGGTTTATAATACCTTAAATATATGGTTTGGTAAAACGCATAATCATTTTAACGGTTCTATGAAAAAGACAGATGATAGAACAGTTACTTTAGTATTTAGGGCTTTTAAAAATAATAATGAGACATCTAGGTTATTCCTATTTAAGAATTTACAAATAATGAGTATTAAATTATCAGAGTTCGACCATACTAGCAATGAGCCGATAAGAGTAGAGTGCGAGTTTATATATTCTGATATGGAGGATGCTATAAATGATTTCTTTATTTGATAATAAAAATAATATTCAAAAATTAGCTAAGTTAGATTTACAACAAAAAAATAAATTCAAAGTAATTATGTTTCCTAGCTACGACTCTTTTTTTGATAGTGGCGGCGGTACTAACATTTCGGCTTTTGCAGGTGCGGCACTAGCGTTAGCAGGGAATGTTGTTACTAGCTTATATTTACAATCAATTACTCTTCCTGCAAGTCTTAGTATAGAATATGAAGAAATTTCTAAAGTTCCTAAAGGTCTAGTTAGGCCAGAACAAATTTCTATGACTTTTTTAGAAGATGAAAAAGGTACAGTTTGGAGATATCTACAACTTTGGAGAAAGACGATAGCCTATGTTGCTCCAGTAAAAGCTTCAGGAGATTCTTCTGGTTCATCAGGATTTAAAAGTGCGGTTAATACGGTATTAAGTGCTGAATCAGAATACGTTTTTGCAGATAATCAATTAGCCAGCGAAAGGATAGCTATTCTATTGCCTGGTAAGGCAACCGATTCTACTCTTACTTACGGAACTGCTAAATTTCCTAGAATTATGATGTATGGCTTAAAACTTAAAGGGATAGAAGATTTAACTTTTTCAAATGAAGAGGGCGGTAACTTAACGTATAATGCTACATTCTCAGTTAGAGAAGTTGCGGCACCTTTAGTATAAATATAAAAATAAAATGGAGACACAAAATAAATGGAACATGAGGAAGAGTCGGGATTTATAAATCCTGAAAAATTAATTAAAAATCCACAAGTCAGAAGAGTTGCTAAAACTATTATAGACGGGGATATAGACAATTCAGTTCAACCTTCCCCTCAAATAAAAGAAGTACAAAATGTAATTCATAATGAATACCTAAACTACGGTTCTACGGTAAAGGTTGAGTTTGAATCAAGCGGTCGCTTCGGAAATCCTGCTATTTTAGTTCTTAAGGATTATTCTGCGAGACACATTCATGATTTAGTCACTAGCAAAGAAGAAGATATATTTGAAACTCTTGTCGGTATATTGAATCAGTGCGTTGTTGAACCTGCGGGATTCGATGTAGGAAATCTTACTAACGATGAATTTTTAGAAGTAATGATTGGTATGAAGTTAGCGTTCGATAATAGCACCTATACTCATAGGTGGATTCATAATATAGATAATTGTCAAGGAAAAGTTTCAGAATACGATGAGAAGAAAATTAGTGAGTTTCAAATAGATTTATCTCAAGTAAAAATGACTTCTATTGAAGAAAGCGATGATAAAATTAAAGAGTTCTATCGGTCTAAGCTACAAGAGTTTTCGGAAGAACAATTTAAAGCATACCTTATGACAAAGTATAATAGAGAAATGGAATCTACTATCGATGAAGAAATTGACAAAGTAAAGATTCAAGAACCATTTCTTATTAAGGGATATGACTGCGATTACGAGTTTAATCTAATACGGGTAAAAGATTTACTTCTAGCTCATAAAATGGCCTCTAGGGAAATTAATCATAAGATTAGGGTAGAGAAAAATAAACCTATAAAGCAAGACCAAAATAGAGACGCTAACATACAAGAAAAAGAAGACAGGTTAGATAAGTTAAATAGAGAGAAGGGCCAAAAGATTTTATCTTACGCTCAGGCTTTCTCTTTAAGATTTGTTAGAAGAAACGGAAACAGAATACCTTTAGATACTCCCGACCAAAAAATAAAAGAGTATAACAATATGCCTAGAGCAGTAGTTATAAATTATCTTAAAGCCATAGAGACTATTGAATACGGCGTAAATCATGAAGTAGATATGGTTTGCGAACACTGTAACGGTACAGAAAGGGGGTATCTTCAACGCATCATCACTCCTCTCGATCTCATACCTTTATCTAACGATAAGAACAATTCTACCAGCCGAAACGTTCGACAATCTTCAGGATTTGATTTTTATTTTTAACCTAGAATTAAGAACTTCAGATGAAGAATTTTTAAACATGCCTTACCATTGGGTTAAGGCAAAATACTCTAGGCTAAAGAAAAAATGGGAAATGCAAGAGAAACAACAAAAAGAAATGGAAGAGAAAATGAAACAAAATCGTTCTAAAAAAAGATAATATACTAATAGATAATGGCCTCTGATTCTTCATCTATGGTTTTTCCTTTACCCCTTCCCGTAATTATTTCGGATAAGCCAATACAGACATCTACCCTAGATGAACAAAAATCTCAAACCGATTTATTAAGAAATCAACAAGGTATGTGGACAAAATACCTTCAACTTTTTGGTTTAAATAAAGAGGAACTAAACGAACATAATAATCAAATTGTTAACGAGTTAAAAGTACAAAACGAACAAAGTAAAGATAAGATTGAACAAGATACTAGGGATAAGAAGAAAGATGAGAAAGGGGAAAAGCTAAAGGATAAGTTAGCTAAGTTTTGGGAAAAGATTAAATTTTGGAAATACTTTCCCGACTTGTTTAAAAACATAAAAGAGATTGCTAAAAATTCTTACGAGAAAGTTAAGGGTTGGATAGAAGGTCTTGCTGAATGGTTTTGGTATTCTCTAGTCGATCCTTCGGGTTCTTTAATTACTACTGTTGTAGCCTTAATAATTCCTGCTTTAGGTAACTTAGTAACGTTAGCTATGAACCTATTAGGAACGGTCATACCTCAAATTATTAATATGGTAATAGCTTTCTTACCGCAAATGTTTAGAATGATAGAGACTCTAGTTCTAAAATTAGTTAAAATGGCCCCAATGTTTATAAATGCTTTAGTTAAGGCTATCCCGATTCTAATTAAAGGTTTGGTTAGAGTTTTACCCGTTTTAGTTAAGGCTTTGATTAAGGTAACTATTGCTTTATTTAAAGCGGTTGTTTTATTAATTCCCGTTTTACTTAAAGGAGTTTGGGATGCAGCAAAGGGTATATGGAAAGAGTTAGTCAACGCATGGCCCGAACTAAAGAAAGCCTTGATAGACGGAATGGCAAGTCTAGGTAAATCAATCCTTAAAATATTTGACGATATTTTCGGAGGCGACTCTTCCGAAACTATGAAAAAAGTAAAAGACTTCTTTAATGATTTATATATTATAATGGATTATTTATGGATGGAGTTAAAGGGATTCTTTAAAGATATTTACGACGCTCTGGGTGGGGAAGAGGGTATAATGAAATCTTTCGAGGGCGTTAAGAAAGCGGTATCGGATATATGGGATTCCATTTCCTCATTTATAGATGAAATGATGCCTTATATTGAAATGTTGATCCCTCCTTTGATGAAATTGAAAGACGTTTTTGTTAGGGTTAGTTTAGTAGTTATTAAAGGTTTGAAATGGGCCTTTGATAAACTTATGATTGTTATTGGGCCTGTTATAGATATTATACTTTGGTTAGTTAAGACTTTCTTTAAATTTCTTATTCCTATTGTAGCTTGGCTTATAGATATATTTGCTGATTTATACGACTCATATATAGACATATTGGAAGTAGTAGGAAAAGTAATAGACTGGTTATGGGATTGGGGAGTTAAAGTAGTTAAATGGTTCAAAGATTTATGGGAAACTGTCAGTAAAGCTTTCGATAAGGTTAAAGACGTTTTTGTAGAAACTTGGGACGCTCTAGCTAACGCAGTTAAAGACGGTCTTAAAAAACTACTTGGTTATTTTTCTAATTGGTTTAGTAGCGTTAAGGATGAAGTTCCTGAACCAATTAACCAAACGGAAACTTCGACTACTACCAATACGGGGGAACTATCGGGCGACCAATCTCTGTACAATAGAACTTTAAAGAAAACTAAAGAACAACTAGATAAGGGAAGACAAGGAATAGAAAAATTTAGAGAAACAATCAATAAGGCTTTTAATCTTAGAACTATTAGCATACCTAATATAGGTTCTATGTTTAGCGGTATAGTAAGCAACGCTTTTAGTACTGCGGCTTCGGCTTCGGGAATAAAAGGAATTATAGACGACGTAAAAGATTCTGCAACTTTTAAAGCTATCGAAAGGTTAGTAGGGGAATTCAAAAAAAGTTTTGATAGTATAATAAATGATTTAAAAACGAGTTTTAAGAACTTCATAGATTGGTTTGAAAACTTACCTTTAGTTAAGCCAGCGTTAGATGCAGTTAAAAAAGTTAAAAATGCGTTAATCGGTGGTACAAATCCAACGCCTGGTCAAACTACAAATATAAAAGTAGAAAGACAAAAGGGTAGTATTTTTAACGCCTTTCAATCTTATTCTACAGAAGATTTAGAAAAAACTAAAGCAGCTGCCGCTAAAAAAAATTTAAACGTTAAAGATGAAAAGTCTTTAAGAAATGCGTTTGAAGCAAAATTTGGAGCAAATGTTGAAAATAAAGATTTGTTATCAGAATATTTTATAAGAAAGCTACGAGGGGAAGATATTAAGGCTGAAAAGTTTTTTGAAGGAAGTGATGAAGCAATAACAGAAGAAATGGGAAGAAATATTGATAAATTAGTTAGTGAAATGAATTCTCAAAATAAAGATGCTAAAAATAGAGACAAAGAGTTATTAGATTGGCTTAATGCTAACAGCGGTTCAGGTAAGACAGTTAATACCATTCTGTTTACTAGCCCTAAACAAGTACCTGGGTTTACAGAAGCGTTTAGTAATAGTGGTGTAAAATAGGAGAGTAATATGAGTTATGTTTCTTTTTTCGATTTTAATTTAGAATCATCAAGTTTTTTATACGATGCTGTTGGTCTAAATAAACAATATCCTAATTTTTCTTCACAACAAATTAGTATTACTGAAACTGAAACCGTAAGCCAAGATAAAAAAACTAAAACTAAAACTGTTTCAGTATCAAAAGGATCGGGAAATATTAAAAGAATTAGCGTTTGGGGAGAAATACATGAAGATTGGACTTTTGAAATGAAAACTAATTTTCAAAGTTACGCCGAAGCTATTGGAGGGGTAAGTGGAATTGCAGAAAGTTTAAATGGAATTATAAATAAGTTAAGATCAGCTTCAACTTTAGCTTCAGGGACAACAAACGTAACGTAACTAATGATTATAATAAATTTATGGTTTGGAAAGATACTGAACCAATAAATATGAGTACTAAATTAGTTTTTGAAACTAAAACTAATCCTTACTACGACGTATATTTACCAACAATGTTACTATTAAGTCGAACAACTCTTACTCCCAAGTCGGAAGGTTCAAATGAAATGATAGTACCTGGATTTTTTGTAGGAGTTTTCAAAACTTCAGTAAATAAACAAGGAGAAGTTACTTCTGATACCGTTCCTCCATCCAATACTAAAGTAAAAAGAACAGATGCTAATTATCAAAATCAAATTAATACATTAATAGACAGCGCATCAGATAACGGAAAACTAATAAGTACTTTTAGCGTCGGTTTTAGAGAAATTAATACAAGTGGTGGAGGAAGCGTATCTGTAGACGCATCAAGTATAGGTTATACTTATAAATCTTTAATTAGTTTTTCTCCTTGTTATATACAATCTGTTAAGCCTACTTTTTCTAAAGACAGAACTACTTCGGGTATTCCTTTGAGAGCGGAAGTTGAGGTATCTGTTCAATCTTTATTTTCAGCAAACGATATTGCTATAAATACTCTAAAAAGTGATTCGTCAGATACTAGCTTTGCTGATTTAGGTAGTGCTGCAGCAAATATATTTAGGTAAAATAAAATGTTAAGATATAATTTTTTAGACCAAATCTCTACGGTAAACGATATTAATATATACGACTTACTTCAAGTAAACTGGAGCGAGTTTATATTTAAAAACGGTATTAAGAGAGTAAAACTTACTGAGGCCCAAGCAGATAGATTTTACGAGTTTACGGTACAGTATTATAATTCATATTATAACCAAGATTTTATTCTATTTATAAACAAGATTGCTGACCCAACAGACTTATATCCTGGCCAAGAAATTATACTTCCCGATAGTCAGGATATATCGGATTTTATATTTCAACAAACAGGGGTTAGGTCTTGATACAAAGATTTATACACGTTGCCGAAGTAAAAGATAGTAACGATACTTCTAAAGAGGGAAGGGTTCAAATATACATAGAAAGTCTTATGTCTAATTTTGATGATTCTCATCTTCCTTGGGCCAGACCGTTTCATCCAGGTTTTGGAGGAAGTTCGGATTACGGTAGGCTTCGAGTCCCAAAGAAGGGTTCTAAGATTTGGGTATTTTCGGAAAAACCAGACTTACTATTTAATTGGTTTTATATGGCCGACGTTTCTTTAAAGAAATTGAATCCTATTGAAAAGATTCTTACTTTTCTAAACGGTAAATTTAAAGCTACTCCTCAAACTGGAGGGTTAGGGCTTTCCTCTTCCTATCCCGACGTTGATATTATTCTTTACCCTAACGGAATTTATACAGGGGTTTCTACGGGGGACAATCCTGAAGTATTTGTTTATCATCCATCGGCTTTAATAAGTATAGATAAGCAAGGAAACATTTCTACTAAAGGAACTAAATGGACTCATTACGGAGATGTTATTATAAAAGAAGGCGACTTTGAAATTACCAAAGGAGATTTAACTATCGGGGAAGGCGACGTTGACGTTACTAAGGGTAAGTTAGACGTTGGAGCAGATATAAAATGGAATACTCAAAGTACAGCTACGACTGCTAGTACGCATACTCATCCTACGGCGGTACCTGGTTCTCCATCTCCACCAACGGCAGGAACTTAATATGTCTTTAAGTAAAAGCGATTTAAAGGCAGCTTTAAAAACTATGTTTACTACTCAACCTAATCCTAAGACTATGGCTCAACATTTTATAAATTTTGCAAAGGTCTATGACGACTATGCTAAAGATGCTATTGAATCGGGAGGGGGCAACGAATTGCTTTCTACAGGGAAAACTTCTTTTCAGTCAACTATGGAATCTTACGCTCTTTTACCTAGTAGTTTATTAAATTATGTTGATTATATAGAGAAGGCTTGTATATCTTATTGGGGTGCTAGTAGTTTTAAAACTTTAATCCCTCCACTTTCAATGTCTTCTATAACAAGTATTGAAATAGAGGCTATGAGTGAAGCTAGTCTTACAACTTTGTTATTAAAAGCTATAAATGATTCTAACGGAGATCCTGAAACGTTAGCGACTAAGTTGTCCGATGAAATTCATACTAATACTAAAACTGTTACAGTTACTATAAAGGGGAAAAGTAAAACAGTTCCTCCCGTTGACATAACTTTAACAAATCAAGCAATATTGTAAAGAGGAAGAACGTATGGCTGAACAACAATTAAGTAATATATCAATTGTAGATTTTGATTTTTACGGTAGGAGTGCTACTAACGGCGGCCCATTATTTCATAGAAACGACTACGCTATTTCTAACTCCATAGCTTTCTTTTTAACGTTAAGAAGGGGTTCATATTTGTACAATCCTAATATCGGAGGGGTTTTAGAAGGATTGCTTTTTAAAAGAATTTCACCTGTTGAAATAACGTCTTACGAGAATTCAGTAACTAGAGCAATAAATGCAAATTACGGGGCTTTAGTGTCACAAGTAGAAACTAGAATATTCTATAATTCAGAATACACTAAGAGGGTAATAGAAGTTCAAGTATTTTACGTAAGCAATCAAACAAACGAAACTAACCTACTATCTGTATTTGTTAATTCTAAAAAAGAAGCGATAGGGGTTACTCTTATTGACGTAAATTTAGAAGGCGATAATCTAATTGCTTTTGTTAATTTACAACTTACGGCGGTAAATCAACCTTTAACTTATAATGCTACTCTAGGAGTTTATAGTTGGGGAAAGTATCGCTTGAATAATCTTAAGGAAGGAACGGAAACTTTCGATTATATTAAAAACCTAGTTGGTTATCAAAACTGATACTAATATAAAGTTATGAACTTCACATTTACCGATATTAAAACAACTTTAGTAAATAAACTAAAAGAGTATTCTGAATGGAAAAATGAAATATTAAGTATCGGGGTTTATTCCGTACTACTAGATATTGTAGCATTCATTATAGAAAAGCTGGCCTACTATGTAGATTTTCTATTTATAGAGACGACTAAAAATGCTAGTTTGAAATCTAATATTTCTAGGATAGCTAAAGACTATGGTTACATACCAACTCGAAAGTCGGGAGCAATAGGTTATTTAATTTTCGGAACAGATTCAACTTTTTCCTCTACGGGATTAGAGTATCAAGGTTCTGGATACCTTATTACTAAGTACACTCAATTTCAAAACAGCGGCGGTGACGTCATAGTTTATTCTACCGAAGACGTCCCTTTAACTAAGGGAACTATTCAAAAAGTTATTTATCCCGACGCTGGAACTCAAACAATGAATATCGGTAACGGGGAACAAACTGGAATAAGAATAACGGCTCATGGACTAACTTTAGGCGATAAAATTTATATATCGGGAACTTCAACCTTAAACGGTTTATGGATTTTAACCAGTAGTACTTCTACAAATTATATAGTCTTAAATAAAACTTATCAAGATGAAGAGTTTAGTGGATTAGAGGCAATATATACAGGATACGCTATTGTGCCAGTTAGACAAGGGATTCCTACAAATTATACATACGTCGGTACAGGAATATTAAATGAAAAAATTCCTATATACTCAGATAGCATAGATCAACAAGAAATATACGTTTATCTTATGAATTCAGACGGTAGCGTGAATTATGAAATCCCTATTGTAGAAGACATTTACTTTTCTAATCAAACCGATACCTATACTTGTGAAGTAGAAAACTTTCCCGATTATACAGGATTGTTTATTAAGTTTGGAGACAATATTACAAGTAAACAACTTATGTTAGGGGACGTAATTAGAATAAAATATTCCGTAACTTCGGGAGAAAATGGAAATTTAAGAGCGTCAGCCTTAATAACTTCTTTATCATCTCCTTTAACAAACGTCTTAGGAGAAGTAGAAACTACTTATGTAACTAACGTGGACGAGATAGTTGGGGGAACAAACTTAGAAACTATTGAACAAATTAAAAAGCAGTATTCTAGGGCTTACTCTTCCTCTAAACAACTTACTAAAAGAGACGCTTGGGAATCTGCAATAGAAGAGAAGCAATACGTTTATAGGGCCAAAGTTTGGACTCAATTAGATTTATCTATAAATTCTCAACTTCCCGTAACTATATCGGGATTACAGAATTATCATTATATTACGGCGGTAAATACAGAAGGAAATAGTTTGACCCCTTCTCAACAAGTAGATATTTCAAACAATATTCTGTTACCTAGAAAAAGTCCAACGGATGTAGTTTCTTGGCAAACGCTTACAAAAATAAGAATCAAATTTGACATACTTGCCGAGATAGTAAATACTATTTCTTTTACCGATATGAAAAACCGTATCTCAAATAAACTTAAAGCAGACTACGGGGTTCTTAATCTGAACTTTGCTCAAAATATTTATACTTCTAACTACGTTAGAACAATTGATTTAATTACTGATATAGTTAGACATGAAACTACGGCTTCTTACGCAGAAGAAAATATTGGTACAACCGCAAGTACAGATGATAGTAGTACAAAAAGCTACTTAGCGACTAAGACGGCTAGTTATTTAAAATTAGATGAAAGAATTTTATTAGTAGAGAATAGTACTCAATTATGGGTTAGAAGAAAAATAAACGATGTTTGGTATGAACCTTTACAAATAGCTTATACCAGTGGAATAAATGTTAGCGGTACTAATTTTTTTGAAGTTAGTGGAACTATTTCTTATAACGCAGGTTCTACTTCTCAAAATCAGGCTTCAATAAATTATACTTGTAACGACTTTTTAATAAACGAAGTACCTTTTATTTCCGTTAGCGGAACGGTTCAAGTTAATAATCAAATTGTTTCAAATATTAGTTCTCAAGATATAATTAAAATTTCAGTCGGTATGTACGCTAACTCTAATTCTATTGCGACTTCAAAAAGAATAATTGCAGTAAATACGACTGCTAGAACTTTTACTTTAGAATCGGCGGTAAGTATTTTAACAAATTCTAATGAGTATATAGATATAAGTTGGTTTCCAGATCATGGAGATAGTTTTGGAATTAAGAATCCTGACGACTCATCTACTAAGGGGTATATTCTATATTTAATATATCAAACTAAAGATGGTTACGATAAAAGAATTGGGGATTTAAGGCTAGGTAACTTTAATCAAATTTTAGATTATAATGCTGATCTTTCTGAATTTGATTTTGTTTATGGAAATCCTAATACGTATTAATTATGAAATTTAAAAATTTATTACCTAGCAATTTAGTAGGAACTAGATGGGAACAATTTTTTGATGTTATTCAATGGTATGTACAAGAGTTTAAGACAAACAAAAGTTCAATATTAAAGAACAAGTTCAATCCTAGCGAGAACTTAGAATCGGATAAGGACAACCTTAGAGATTTAATTCAAAGAAAAGGCTATAAAATTATAGAAGGGGACGGCTATGCTTCCACCCTAGAGTATTTTAAAAGAAGGGCTTTAAATTTACCAACCGAGATTCAATGGGCTTTGTCCGATAAGGCTTATAAGTATATCTTTAAATCGTTTTGGATTTATAACACTACTTTCTCTTTAGGTTTAGAGACAGACCAAAAAGACGGTTTAAAATTTATCTTAATTCCTTATACCAGTTTTCAAACTAGCGTGATTACCGATGATTTAATACTAGATCCAGAAAACGATATTATATACTACTATCAGGTTGTAGATGGAGTAACCTTACCCGTTCCTAATCCTCCAATTCAAACGGGTTTGAATGCTGCTTTTTTAGATACTCCTGAATTTCCTTTTTTAGATTTTAATTCTTTAAGCCAGATAACAAATCACTTTCTCTTAAATTATTTCTTTTATACCGTTGAAGAAAAAGACGTTTTTATTTCCTACGCTTCGGCTAAGTCTTTGTACGAGACTGTACAACAAATGCATAGGTTAAAAGAGGTGCCTCATTTTAGGCCAGATTTATCTATTAAATTAAAAATCGACGGCTCTGTATGGAGTAAAACCTATTATTCCTACGATAAGGATTCAAATAAAACAAGCTATTTACAATCTAAGTATTTTACCGATACTTTTATAAATGTAGCCTACATTCAGTTTGGTTCAAAGCCTTATACTAATTTAGAGTTGGTTAGTTCTATAACGGAAGTAAACGAACTAATAACAGAGTTGGTAATAGATGATTGTTTTAATACTTCTAACGTCGATAATTATAGTATTGATTTAGAATATATTATGTTAGAGTACGGTAAGCTAATTACGGGAGGGGATTTAGTTTCAGGGGATTTAATTTTATCTTTTTCAGAAATAGCTTTACTTAATTTTAACAGACAAGTAATAATGTATATTAAATTACCAACTATAAATTTTTACGAGTTTATGTTTTCATCTATAAAATTATCTATACGGTATGAGGAATAATGGGTTACGTAAATCAAGGAAATCAATTTATAACTTTTGACTTTAAACATAAGGCTAAAGGTTATGACTTTAATAGATTAAATAGAAATATATTACGTCGGGGTATTTATAGAGGAATGGGAATAGCCTATGCTAATAATGACGTAACCATTTCTACGGGTTCTGTTTTATTTGATACCTATTTTCAACCTTCGGCTGGAATTACAAACGATGTAGTTCAAACTAAAATAGATTTTGAGGCAACTTACTTATTTTCTAATTTAGAACCAAGCGACTCGGAATTAAATCCATCAACAGGAACTTGGTATAATGAAATACTATACCTATCTTATCAATACGCTGAAATAACTTTTAACTATGCTGAATTTTTATCTACTAGCGTTCGGGCCATAGAACTTCTTGATTCTACAGCTATAATTATAGGGGAAATAACTTTTAACTTGTCTAAGCAAGTAACAGGCTTCTCATACTCAAAAAGAAATTACGGATTATTTACCTACGAGACTGGTTATGCTTTTCCCGACTCTACTTATTTTTTTAATATCGACCATCCTAGTCTAACTACTACAAAACGTTGGAGTATTGATGGAAGCAGAATATCTACAGGAACTCATAAGATTTATATTCCTAATACTACTCCTATAAATAATAATTCTATATTTGAATACGATTTACTTTTAACAAACTACAACAATACAACGGTTGTTAAGAATAATTTAAGTATAGGAAACAGCCTAGCCATATCTAATAATTTTCAAGTATTTGGAAACACAGTTTTAAATACGGCTTATATAAATACTATATCCGTAAGCGGTACTTCTAACCTTACCCAAGTAAATGTAAGTGGGGACGTTGCAGTTACAGGAAATTTAACAACTGCGGAAAACATATATATTGATTCTACTGACAATTCTTCAAATTCTCAAGTAGGGGCTTTGGTTGTTAAAGGCGGGGTTGGTATACAAAAAAACCTTAACGTTGACGGGAACGCAAGTATATTATCTACGGAACAGTCTTTAAATTCCGATTCTGGGGCATTGACGGTTCATGGAGGGGTTGGAATACAAAAAAACCTCAATGTTGAGGGAGAAGCAAACATAATAGATTATTTAAACTTAAAGAAAACTACAAATTTAAGTTCTTTAGATTTGGTTTCAGCTTCAGGTAATGTAACGGCTAGTTTTGTAAATGTGGATGTTTCCTTTGTAACTTTAAATAATGCTGGTAGTACTACTATCGTATTATCGGTACCATTATTGGCTGGTAACAAAACAAGGGAGTTAAAATTATTTGTTAAGTCAAACGGAAACTATACTTTTCAAAATTCAACAAGTCAAGGAAGTATAATATATTGGAAAACTACAACTAACACGCTAGGAAGTCAACCTACTTGGCTTGCGTATGACAATATTGTAGATGCTCATACGTTTATATACGATGGATCAAAATTGTATCATATAGAAACATATTCTTATGTTGTTTCTATAACAGCACCTTCAAATTTAAATTATTCGGGTAATACATTTGATTTAGAAACCCATACAACACATACTTTAATTCCAACTTTAAGCGGTACTTATCCTATGGTGTTTTCTAATCCTACTTCTAATTTATCGTCGGGGGTAAGTTTAGATACTAACACAGGAAATATAACCGCATATAGAACAAGTACTCTATTAAATTATGTTACTTCAACTATTCGTGCTACAAATAGTTCGGGTAGTATAGATAGATCAATAAATATAAGATTTAGTTATAATAATTCTACTTTAACAAAAGGATCACAAACTTACTCAAGCACTTACTTCAATGGTTATAATAGTTTAAATGAACCTTTTTTAGGTATTGAAATGACTACTTTTGGAAGTTTAAGTAACACAAATATTGTAGGAGTATCTATTTTAAGACTTATTTGGGCTAGAGACATACTTAATTATTTACGTTTAGTGATTGGAGGAAATACTCTTTTAGGTGGTAGTCCTACCCTAAACATCGGAGGATTAGTTTTTGTTTTAGATTATGTGACGTATGACGGTTCTACTAATAGAACTACTTATTCTCCAACAAGAGATGGGTTATCTATTATTACAGAAAATGAATATAATTTATTGCAAAATTTATCTAGCCCTATGAGTATTAGGATTTATTAAAATATGATAAAAATTAATTATACTAATATATGATATGTGGATAAAATAAGATATGGCTACCCCTACTAATTTAGGCAATCAGAAAATAACTTTTGATTTTAAAGCCCCAGCTAAAGGCTCTGAATTTAATAGACTCTTATATGGAAGCGTAAAGCCAGGAATTTATAAAGGTTTAGAGTTAAGTATTGTTTCAACTTCCTCAATTAGTATTTCTCCAGGAATAGCTTTCTTAAATACTTCTTTTCAAGCTGAAACTAAAAGAATGGTTTTAGCAGAAACTAGGTCTAATATATCTTATACTTTTACTAATACTTCCTATAATCAAATTGTATATCTAAAATACGACTATAAAGAAGTAGTAGAGAATTGGGTTCAAGTAGCCTCAATACCAGCCAGCGGCTCTGCTCCTGTAAATAGCGTTATTATAGGGAACGTATATTTTAATGAAGGAAATATTTCTTCAGCAGATTATAAAAATAAAACTTGGGGGCTATACCGAGCAGACTCTAATCAGTATTCTATAAACGACGTTATAACCTTTAGCGACGTAAACGATTTAACCAAACAAGTAAGGTTTTCGGCTTCGGGGGTTTCCTCTTCATCTGTAAGAATAATTCAAATACCCGACTACGACTATTCTTTAAATACCTTTCAAGATTGGGTTTCAAGTAGAAACTATAAAAAATATGAGATTGTGGTTTACAATAACTCTGTTTATAGGTGTAATTTTACTCATACGTCTTTTAACTTTCAATCTCAAATAGCTTACTGGGATAATGTCGGAGGAAACGATCAAAAATATGATACTACTTATACTCTTACTTATAACTCTTGGGCTACCCCTAATTTAGATTTAGAAATACCTATAAATCATAGTTTAAATAAATTAGTTCAAGTCTATACCTATAACAACTCTAATTTAGAAGAATATTTTACAGGAGTTACTAGAGTGGACGACAATAACATAAAGATAGTTATAAATTGGGATATAAGGAATGTTTTATTTCCTCTTGGGGTTGGAAGCCCTTCGGTAGTAATAAGAATATTGTGTATATAGAGAATAGTTATGTGGAATATATTTTAATACTAATAAAGGGAAAATAAAGGGAAAATAACATGGCATCTAAAAAGTTTTTCGTTGATATTGATTTACAAAAACAACAATTAAAGCAAGTAAGAATTGAAAACGTGGTGGCCGCTTCGGGTGTATCTACTCCTGTTTCTGGTCAAATGGTATTTGATACGACTATGAGCAGAATGGCCTTTTACAATGGCACTTCGTGGGAATTTTTAAACCAAGTTGCTGTTGATACTATAAACTATAAAGGGGCTATTGCTCATAACGGTTTGGTATCCAATCCAGAAATTGGGGATATGTATATCTTTAACTCGGCAGGGACGGCTACCAACTTCGGCGGTGCAGTTGTTCAAGTAGGGGATTTTGCAATATACAACGGAAGTAGTTGGGATATTATTCAAGGAAATGTTGTTTCTGCAAGTGAATCTACGGCTGGTATAGTTAGACTAGCTACTTCTGCGGAAACTATAACTGGAACTGACAGCACTATTGCTACAAGCCCTGCCGATATTACTGCTTGGGCCACTCAATCCAATAAGACAGTGGTTCGTAAGAGAGTTTATGCTGGAGAATCTCTTTCAACAACTCCTAGAGTTTTAACTCACGCTATCGGTTCTGATAATCCTATGGTTATGGTTTATGAAGATTCTACGGGTGCTGAAATTATAGCCGACATTATTAAAGGTTCTGGAACGGTTACGATTACAACAAATACTTCGGTTACGGCTACTGTTGTTATAATGGCTTAAACAAATTTGTTTATTTTATCTTTACTAATTAAAGTAAAGAAGGGAAAAAGAGTTTAATGAGTTTAAGTCAATACACTAATCTTAATTTGCTAGGTCATTTATCTTTAGATTTAGCAAATGATAATAGTTCATCGGGAACTTTAAATAACATACCGACTAAAGACGTTTCTTTTATAAGATTTACGTCTAATAGCGTTGTTATAGTTACAGGTTTCGATCCTGATTATAACAATGACAATAATAAACTATTAATAGTTAGTTATGTAGGGAATAATACCCTTACTTTAAAGCACTCGGCTAGTGGTTCTATTCCCGTAAATAGGATTCAATGTCCTTTAGCAACTGACATTACTTTGACTACCAACTCTAGTGTGATTTTGATTTATGATTCTTATTCTAATTTTTGGAGAGTTCTTTCAGGGGTAAGTGGTGGGGGCGGTACTTCCGACCACGCTCTCTTAACTAACTTACAAGGTGGGGATTCAGGAACTTACTATCATTCTAATCAACAAATAAATACTACAAGCGATGTTCAATTTAATTCTGTAACAGTAAATAGTAGAACGGTTTACGGGGGAACGATTAAACCTAACACAAGTTCGGGTGTGGTAGCTTCTATCGGATCTGTATATATTCAAAGTGACGGTACTATTTGGACAAAAGTTGGTTCGGGAAATACCGACTGGAGAAATCTCTATACTGGGGATTTAAGTAACGAACCTACTGGTTTTCCCGTTGATTCGGATGGGGAAGTTAATAGAACTTCTTCGGGGCTAGCTTTTTCAAACGTCAATAGGCAATTTTCTATCGGGCCAACGGGAGGCAATACTTCTTATTCAATAGTTATTAAGGGTAGAGAGTACGTAAAAAGTACTACAGAAACGGTAACAATAGATAATACTACAGGAAGTTATTATATTTATTTTAATGAATCGGGAACATTGACATACGCTACAGACTTTGATTTAGAAATAATTTATAAATATGTTTATGTTGCTTCTATCTATTGGAACGCTAGTCAATCTAAAGTAATACACT